ACTAATGTTTGGTCACGAGTTTTATCACGAACATTTACGCAGATATATCGTTGTATTCGGAACGATGTTCAACAACATTGTCGTTTCAAGAAAGACATCTGCTGGTGTAGTTGACAAGCGAATCAAAGTTCCTATCTCATATTCGCCGCGCGACAAACTATTAGCGCGTATTGAAACAGATCCTAATCTAAGAAAGCCTGATGCAGTTTCTTTACCGCGTATGGGATTTGAAGTTACATCGATGACTTATGCTGGCGAAAGAAAACTCAGTACAATTCAGAGATATAGCGTTAAATCTACAAGTGATCCTGCTAAAAAGAACTTAGTTTATGCTCCAGTTCCATATGACATCAACTTCCAGCTGAGTATTATGGTAAAGTCTGCTGAAGATGGTACTCAAATTCTAGAACAGATTCTTCCATTCTTTACACCAGAGTGGACGAATAGCGTACAACTAATTGACGACTTAGAACTTAAGATGGATATTCCCCTTGTCTTAGTTTCCGTTTCTTCAGACGACACATACGATGGTGACTTTGAAACACGCAGAGCATTAATTTGGACTTTAGATTTTACCATGAAAGGTTATTTTTATGGTCCAATTAAAAATAAGAAAATTATTAAATTCGCTAATGTTAATTTTTATATTGATGGATTTGATACAGCTATCGGTTCAGCAAACAATGCAGGAGAAAGAGTAACAATCCAACCAGGATTAATACCAACAGCAAACTTGGCTGGAACAATTTCTTCTGCTAATACGATAGTGACAGGTGTAGGAACTTCATTTACTACAACTATGGCTGTTGGTAACTATGTAAAAGCTGCTAATCAGTTTAAGCGTGTTACAGCAATTGCCAATAATTTATCTATGACAGTTGATTCTGCATTTAGTACAAACTTAGTTTCTAATACCTATCAGTCAACCTATAACGGAACTGGTACATCTAATTCTTCATTGACTATTAACAAAGACTACATTGTAGTCACAGATGACTGGGACTATATCGTAACGATAGAAGACGTATAAAATATGAACAGTATTATGGATAACTTGACCAAAGCATTAGAAATGAATCCTCTTGTGGTCGAAGAACAAAAAGAAGAACAGCTTCCTGTGGTCGTCGAAGAAACAAACGATGCCGAGCAGGACTTTGAGCTTGCGCGCAAAAATCTACAAGAACTTGCGAAGAAGGGTAACAAGGCTCTTGACGAGTTAATTATGCTCGCTAAGAATAGCGAGCATCCTCGTGCGTACGAAGTGGTTGCCACGCTAATTAAAACATTAGCTGATACCAATAAAGACTTGCTCGAAACACGTAAGAAGAAAATTGATATCGACAAGGCTCGTGGTGTTCAACCTGAAGGCTCGCCCAAGACAGTCAATAATAATCTGTTCGTCGGTTCAACTGCTGAACTACAGAAGTTTCTAAAAGAACGCGCTAAAAATCTGGAGTCAGATGAATGAGTGCAGTGCTTGAAGAAGATTATGATATTGAGATTGAACATAGTGGTGTAAATGGTAATCCGCTTCTAAAGCCAGCTGGTATGCAGATTGAATGGCAACCGTGGCAAATCGAAGAATACATCAAATGCAAAGAAGATCCGATCTACTTTTGTGAAAAGTATGTAAAGATTATCTCTCTTGACGAGGGTGTAATCAACTTTAAGATGTTCGACTTTCAGAAGCGGTTCGTTAAGGCTGCTAAAGAAAACCGCTTCACTATCGTACGATGCGGTCGCCAGATGGGTAAGACTACCACCGCGACTGGCTTGTTATTGCACGAAGGGCTGTTTGCTGACAATCCATCGTATATCGCTATCCTCGCTAACAAAATGGATACGGCTCAGGAAATTCTTGATCGTATTCAAATGGCATACGAAAACTTGCCATTATGGATGCAACAAGGTGTGATAGCTTGGAACAAACGAAGCTTCGCTTTGGAAAATGGCGCCAAGTTTATTTGCGCACCAACTTCAAGTTCTGCGATTCGTGGTAAGTCTATCTCGGTCCTGTACCTCGACGAATTTGCTCACATTCCGCCACACATTCAGCTGAAGTTCTTTACCGCTACCTATCCAGTTATTTCGTCTGGTAAGCAGACCAAGATTATCATCACGTCCACGCCAAACGGTATGGAACTGTATTATAAGCTATGGACTGATGCTGTAAAGAAACGAAACAGCTATGTTGCAGTTGACGTTCACTGGTCTGAATATCCTGGGCGCGACGACAAGTGGAAAGAAGAAACCATTAACAATACTTCTCCCGAGCAATTCCGCCAGGAATACGAGGTAGAGTTCCTTGGTTCGAGCAATACTCTAATCTCGGCTGAGTGCTTGCAGCGTCTGACCTACGAAGATCCTATTTCTACTCATGGTTCTACTAGAATCTATTCGTTGCCAAATCCAGAACATCGTTATGTAATGACGGCTGATGTGGCAAGAGGTGTCGGTGGTGACTACTCTACATTTGTTGTTATAGACGTCACCGAGTTTCCTTATAGAGTGGCTGCGGTCTATCGAGATAATATGGTAGAACCACAGATGTTTCCGCACTTTATCAACGAATCACATAAGTTCTATAACTTTTGCCCAATTTTAGTTGAAACTAACGACATTGGCCAGCAGATTGCCGAGATGCTAATTACAGATTTTGAGTGCGAGGGTGTGTTAAGAATCACTCAAACTGGTCGTAAAGGTCAGGTATTAGGTGGTGGATTTAATAAACAATCAAGGGTTGGTCTAAAGACAACTCAGCCTACAAAGCGAGTTGGTTGTTTGAATATGAAGGCTTTAATTGAGAACAACAAACTAGTCATTAACGACTACGATTTGTTGAGTGAACTCTCTACTTTTATAAGTAAAGGGACGTCTTATGAAGCCGAGTATGGTAAGCACGACGATCTTGTTATGTGTTTGGTATTATTTGCTTGGATGACAAATCAAAATTATTTCAAAGATTTATTAGAAACCGACGTCAGAAAGAACTTAATGGAAGAACGAGAAAAAGAATTGGAAGACGACATGTTACCATTCTTTTCCGACGATGGAATGGGCTTCGAAGATGAAGTCCACATGTCTGCATTCGACCGCGAGCTATTCTTCTAAAACCGTATTTTACTAAATATATTACAAATATAATTATATTTCTGGCTCTATTTTGAACAAGGAGAAACAAGATGGCATTCCAAGTCAGTCCAGGCGTCAATATTAGTGAAATTGACCTGACTACAGTTGTACCTGCGGTTGCTACATCCGTCGGTGCGTTCGCAGGTGTTTTTAGCTGGGGTCCAGCAGAAGAGCGCGTGCTAGTCAGTTCTGAAAACACACTAGTATCGTCTTTCGGCAAAGCAACTGCCGACAATTTTGAAACATTTTACACCGCAGCTAACTTCTTGGCATATGGCAACGCTCTATACGTTGTTCGTGCTGTAAGTTCGGCTGATAGAAACGCTCAAGCCATTCATACTGGTACTGAAGCAGCTACAATTCAAATTAAAAATCTAGCAGACTACCAAGACGGTATTACAGCCAGCACCAACGCTGTTTACTATGCTCGATATGCTGGTACACTAGGCAACTCGCTAAAAGTTTCTGTCTGCGATTCAGCAGCTGCTTATAGCACAGTAATTGATCTAGGATATGACATTGGAGCTAGCATTTCTTATAATACAGAAATTGCAACATCAACAACATTCTCAACAGCAACATCTAAGACTACTGCTACAACTACAGCACTAAACACAACTACTACTTTTAACACAGACACATCTAGAAATACAGTAACTTCGTTTGGACCTATTACTGCGCTTGATGCTGCTGCTACTGCAACAGTTACTGTTAATACAAATAGTACGACAGCTACCCTAGTTGTTGTAGCTGAGTCTGACGAAGCAGCTAATGCTGTTGCTACAGATATTCTTTCGAAGATTAACTTAAATGATTATTTGAAATTTGATAATTCTGGTCAATATCTAAAAGTCGCAGGAAAAGGTACTGTATCATCAGTAAACTCTACTGCTTCACAAGCTACAATTACATTTACCAGCAAGTATACTGGTTCTGCTAACGCAGTTGCTAATACAACAGCAGGCTATGGACTAACTCGCTATTGGGAATATTATGATGTCGTGGATAATGCTCCAGGTCAATCATCGTACGTCGCCGCATATGGTAATACTTCTGCTCAAGACGAACTACATCTCGTTGTTATTGACGAAGATGGCGCGTTTACTGGTGTTAAGAATCAAGTGTTGGAAGTATACGAAGGTCTATCTCGTGCTACTGATGCTAAAGCAGATAATGGTCAGGCTCTATACTACAAAACAGTTCTAGAAAATGACTCTAATTATATCTACTGGGCTAAAGATCGTCCTACTTCTTCAAATAATCAAAACTGGTCGAATACTGCTCTTCTAGTTGCTTCTTCTGCTCAAACTGCTCCAATGAGTTGTTCTTTTGTCGAAGGAGCTAGCACTGTAACTGAAAGCAACGTCACACTTGCTTCTCTAGCAGACGCGTACGATCTATTCAAAGATCCAGATATCGTTGATGTTTCTTTAGTCATGGCTGGTAAGGCGAATACTGATGTTGCAAATTACATTATCGACAATATCGCTACAACTCGTAAAGATTGCGTAGCATTCGTGTCACCAACTCGTTCGTCTACAGCTGATGCTATTGTAACATTCCGTAACACGCTAACATCTACTTCATACGCTGTAATCGATTCTGGTTACAAGTATCAGTATGACCGTTACAATGATGTCTATCGCTACATCCCACTAAACGGTGATATCGCTGGTCTATGCGCAAGAACTGATTCTACGAATGACCCTTGGTATTCACCAGCTGGTTTTAGTCGTGGTCAAATCAAGAATATCGTAAAACTTGCGTTTAATCCAATTCAAGCTGAACGCGATCTTCTTTATAAAAATGGTATCAATCCAGTTGTAACATTCCCAGGACAAGGTACAGTATTGTTTGGTGACAAAACTATGTTAGCCAAGCCATCGGCATTCGATCGCATCAACGTTCGCCGTCTGTTTATTGTGCTAGAAAAAGCAATTGCTACTGCTGCTAAGTTTGCTCTGTTTGAATTCAATGATGAGTTTACACGTGCACAATTCCGCAATTTAGTTGAACCATATCTACGCGAAATTCAAGGTCGCCGTGGTATTACTGATTATCGTGTAGTTTGCGATACAACAAACAATACAGGCGACGTAATTGATCGTGGTGAGTTTGTTGGTGATATCTACATCAAGCCAGCGCGTTCAATCAACTATATTCAGTTGAACTTTGTAGCGGTTCGTTCGGGTGTTGATTTCAACGAAATCGTCAAAGGAGTATAAGAAATGGCATTTAATGTAAACGAAATTAGATCTAATCTAATTGGTGACGGTGCTCGTCCTTCGCTATTCGAAGTAACAATGATTAATCCTGTTACTTCGGTCGGTGATGCAAAACTTCGCTATATGGTTCAAGCAGCTCAGATTCCACCATCTGATATTAGTGTGATTAATGTTCCTTATTTTGGTCGACAAATCAAAGTGGCTGGTACAAGAATCTATCCAAACTGGACTGTTACTGTATTGAACGATGAAGACTTCTCTGTTCGCCGTGCATTTGAAGCGTGGCACAGTGCTATCAACAGCCATCAGGGCAACCTAAAGACAATTAACAACTATCGCACATCTGCTGAAGTTGTTCAATTTGGCAAAGATGGTTCTGAGTTACGACGTTATCAATTTGCAAATCTATGGCCAGCGAATATCGGTCAAATCAATCTATCTTGGGATCAGGGCGATCAGATTGAAACTTTTGATGTCGAGTTTTCTTATGATTACTGGACTGTTGACGATACACTAGTATTCTAAAATAGGCTTGATTTGGAACGCTACATATAATGTGTAGCGTTCCTTCCAGTCGGAGAAAAATATAATGGCTCAGTTGTTTGGTTTTGAAATCGTAAGAAAGAAAGAAGCAGAAGAGAAGGCGCAACCTGATCGCTTGGTAACATTTGCACCCGAAATCAAAGATGACGGTGCGGTTGTTGTAGCGGAAGGTGGCGTCTTTGGCACATACCTAGATCTTGAAGGTTCAGCTCGTACTGAATCAGATCTAGTTGCCAAGTATCGTGAGATGTCACTTCAACCAGAAGTTGAATCCGCGATCGATGATATTGTAAACGAGTTCGTATCATACGACTCAGATTATAAATTAGTTGATATCAACCTAGACGATCTAGAGTATGGTAACAAAGTAAAAGATAAAATTCGCGAAGAGTTTAAGAGTATCGTTCAGTTGTTAGACTTTAACAACATGGGATATGATATTGTTCGTCGTTGGTATATTGATGGTAGACTATACTATCATGCGATTATTGACGTAGAAAATCCGCGCGAAGGAATTCAAGAAATTCGTTATATCGATCCGCGCAAGATTCGTAAAATTCGCGAGATTAAAAGAGTTCGTAGAAACTCACAAGCATCAACTGCAGGTCAGCAAGTCCATACCACAGAAACTAAACAAGAATACTACATGTATTCTGAGCGCGGTTTCTCTGGCGGTACTCGTGCTGGCGTAAGCACAACAAGTTATCAACCGACGGCTGCTGGCTCAACTGGTATTCGTATTGCTACTGATTCTATTATCCATGTGA